CCCGGGTACTGGTGGAGCCGGAACCGAAAAGCATGCGTAATCTGCCGTCCGGGGTCGTTCCTGCCGTTCGCCAGCCGCTGGCGGAGGATAAATCATTACTGCCATTTTTCAGCGACGAACGAGTGATTCGTGCTGCTGGTGGCGCTGGCGCATTGTCTGATTGGTTACTGCGCCATGTTAAATCCTGCCAGTGGCCACACGGCGATTATCACCACAGTGAAACCGTCATTCACCGTTATGGTACCGGCGCAATGGTGTTGTGCTGGCACTGCGACAACCAGCTGCGCGACCAGACCTCCGAATCACTCGGGCAACTTGCTCACCAAAACCTGTCTGCATGGATGATTGACGTCATACGCCATGCAATGAATGGCTCGCAGGAACGGGAATTATCGCTGGCTGAATTATCCTGGTGGGCGGTCCGCAATCAGGTGGCGGACGCGCTACCGGAAGCGGTATTACGTCGTTCGCTGGGGTTGCGTGCGGAAAAAATCCGCTCAATGTACCGTGAAAGCGACATCGTACCGGGAGAGCAGACCGCCACCAGCATACTGAAGCAGCGCACAAAAAATCTTGCGCCGCTGCCTCACGCCCACCAGCAAAACCCGCCACAGGAAGAGACGGTGGTCAGCATTGCCGTTGATCCTGAGTCTCCGGAATCTTTCATGAAACGACCTAAACGTCGCCGCTGGGTTAACGAGAAATACACACGCTGGGTGAAGACACAGCCGTGTGCGTGTTGTGGTAAGCCAGCCGACGATCCCCATCACCTGATTGGTCATGGTCAGGGCGGAATGGGGACAAAATCTCACGATATTTTCACGCTACCGCTGTGTCGGGAGCATCACAACGAGCTTCATGCGGATCCTCTGGCGTTCGAAGAAAAGCATGGTTCTCAGGTTGATTTAATTTTTCGTTTTCTTGATCACGCCTTTGCAACTGGCGTGCTTGGGTAAAAGAGGTGACTGATGCTCATAGATTTGGTTTTACCTTACCCGCCGACGGTGAACACTTACTGGCGACGCCGTGGCAGCACATATTTTATCTCGGAGGAGGGAAAGCGTTATCGCCGGGCTGTGGCGCTTATTGTTCGCCAGCAGCGGCTGAAATTAAGCCTGTCCGGAAGGTTGGCAATAAAAATTATTGCAGAACCACCGGATAAGCGCCGCCGTGACCTGGACAATATTCTGAAAGCGCCGCTGGATGCGCTGACGCATGCGGGGTTGCTAATGGACGATGAGCAGTTTGATGAAATCAATATCGTTCGTGGTCAGCCAGTATCTGGTGGACGTATGGGGGTGAAGATTTACCCCATAATGCATGAAGAGCAGGTCAAAAAATGAAACTGGAAGATTTACCGAAATACTACTCCCCAAAATCCCCTGGCCTGACCGATGTATCGGCCTCAACGTCAAAAGATGCGCTGAGTATCACTGATGTGATGGCCGCGCAGGGCATGACACAGAATCGGGCTGAGATGGGGTTTTCTGCGTTCCTGGGGAAAATGGGCATCAGTATGAATGACAGGGCGCGGGCAACAGAATTACTGGCAGATTATGCACTCAGTCGGTGCGATCGTGTGGCGGCGTTGAGAAAACTTCCGGCAGAAATAAAACCGGTAGTGATGCGCATTATGGCTTCGTATGCGTTTGAAGATTATGCCCGTAGCGCGGCGAGCAAAAAACAGTGCCCCTGCTGTCACGGAAAAAAATTTATTGAAAGCGAGGTTTTTACAAACAAGATCCAGTATCCGGATGGTAAGCCACCAGTGTGGGCAAAGTGCACAAAAGGCGTGTATCCGTCTTACTGGGAAGAATGGAAAAAAGTCAGGGAGGTGGTAAAAGTTGCCTGTCCGGAGTGTGGCGGAAAGGGTGAGGTTTCCACCGCCTGTAAGGATTGCCGTGGGCGTGGTGTCGCCATTCATCGTGAAGAGTCGGTAAAACGTGGTATGCCTGTTATCAGAGATTGCCAGCGTTGTGGTGGTCGTGGCTGTGAAAGGCTGCCATCAACGGAGGCATTTAATGCCATATGCAAAGTGACGAGTGCTATCACGCTTGATACGTGGAAAAAATCAGTGAAACGCTTTTACGATACGTTGGTGGTTCGGTTTGACATTGAAGAGGCATGGGCGGAGCGGCAGTTAAAGAGGGTAACGCGATAGTGTTGTTGATTTTTCCCGAATCTGTGGTAAATTTGCTCTAACGATGGGCGTTTTATGCCTGACGTTAGAAGATTTTTTACACCCCGCCGCCTGGCGGGTTTTTTATGACTGAAATCGCGTCAGTACAGTAAACGCGCTGGTGGCGGTGAATACCTGTCTTTCAGCTTGCTGGCTTTTTCGACAAGAGTTATTGGTGTGTCACGTTAACCGGAAAAGGGAAAAAGACATGCTAAAACAGCAGGATATGACAGAAACCGCCAGAGTGGTGTTTAATGAATTAAGCGTTACCGAACCGGCGACAGTCGGGGAGATAGCGCAGAATACTTACCTTTCACGCGAACGCTGCCAGTTAATACTGACCCAGCTGGTTATGGCGGGTCTGGCAGACTATCAGTTCGGTTGTTACAGACGCCTTCCGCAGTGAAGGCTTTTTTATTTGTGGTAAATGGGCGGCTGGTGGGTGTTAGGGGCACCCACCAGCCATCTGCTCATGCGTTGGGTTCACAAGCAAACCTCAGGCCCACTGCTTTGCGCAAAAGCAGAATGAGCCTATCAGAGACAGGCTTAATGATCCATGCTTAATACTGTAAAAATATCCAGTTGTGAGTTAATCAACGCCGACTGCCTGGAATTTATCCGGTCGTTACCCGAAAATTCTGTTGACCTGATAGTCACGGACCCGCCGTACTTTAAAGTGAAGCCTGAGGGCTGGGATAACCAGTGGAAGGGCGACGATGATTACCTGAAGTGGCTGGACCAGTGTCTGGCGCAGTTCTGGCGGGTGCTGAAACCTGCCGGAAGTCTTTACCTGTTCTGTGGTCATCGCCTGGCATCTGATATCGAAATCATGATGCGTGAACGCTTCAGTGTGCTGAACCATATTATCTGGGCGAAGCCGTCCGGACGCTGGAACGGATGCAACAAGGAAAGCCTGCGGGCGTATTTCCCCGCCACAGAGCGCATTCTGTTCGCGGAACATTATCAGGGGCCGTATCGTCCGAAAGATGCCGGGTATGCGGCGAAGGGCAGTGCACTGAAACAGCATGTGATGGCCCCGCTGATTTCTTACTTTCGTGATGCGCGCGCGGCCCTGGGGATAACGGCAAAACAGATTGCAGATGCCACAGGAAAGAAAAACATGGTGTCGCACTGGTTCAGTGCCAGTCAGTGGCAGCTACCGAATGAAAGCGATTATCTGAAATTACAGGCGCTGTTTGCCCGGGTGGCAGAAGAGAAGCATCGGCGTGGTGAACTGGAAAAGCTCCACCACCAGCTGGTGGATACGTATACCTCACTGAACCGGCAGTATGCGGAGCTGCTGAGTGAATATAAACATCTGCGGCGGTATTTTGGCGTGACGGTGCAGGTGCCGTATACCGATGTGTGGACGCATAAACCGGTGCAGTTCTATCCCGGGAAACATCCGTGCGAAAAACCGGCAGAAATGCTGCAGCAGATAATCAGCGCAAGCAGTCGTCCGGGTGACCTGGTTGCAGATTTTTTCATGGGGTCGGGTTCAACGGTAAAAGCGGCGATGGCACTGGGGCGTCGTGCGATTGGCGTTGAACTGGAGACCGGACGTTTTGAGCAGACAGTCAGGGAAGTTCAGGATTTAATCGTTTGAAACGGATGAGATTGCAGAATTAATTACGCACCATTATTATTCTGCTTCCGGCCCTTTAGCTCAGTGGTGAGAGCGAGCGACTCATAATCGCCAGGTCGCTGGTTCAAATCCAGCAAGGGCCACCATCACAAACCGCCATTAGCTTATCAGGAAGAGCAGACGACACGATAACAGGGTTGTTGGTGCGGGGGCGGGTCCCCGATGGCGGTCCATTATCGGTATTCAGCGTTGTTAGCTCAGCCGGACAGAGCAATTGCCTTCTAAGCAATCCGTCACTGGTTCGAATCCAGTACAGCGCGCCATATTCATTCTTCCAGATTCCTTTCGGCAGAGCCTTATACTGAAATATACCTGGCTCAGGATATTGTTGAAAATATTATATGTTTGTCAAAAATAAAAGTTCTGTTAAGTGTTGATTGAGTGTTTGTTATACGGTCTAATGGTTTTTTCAGCATTAAATATTTATCATTCATATGGTGTGGGTAGAGTGAATATTGATGAGGCGTCGGGGTGTTTCATCCTTAGGCAGCGTATTGATATAGTCAATGCAGAACGAGCAAAGGCCTTCAGCCGTTTGACAGTTTTGTTCTGTACTCCTGATCGTCTTTCGGGAAGAGACGTTATTATTCTGAATAGTGATGCTATACAGAGGGTTTGCGATGAGTTCATGGTGGCTAATTCAGAATTATTTGCTCTTGTTCAGGAGTACAACAGAATAGCCAGGACCTGTGGTATGGATGAACTTCGGATTACTCATCTGGGGTAGATACATATCTGGATTATCACCGGTTACGGTAAAAAGTGATTGCTTACTGTTTTTGTGAATGGCATTGCAGCAGCCGGATAATGTCAGTGCTGGCTGACGGTGTGCTGGTGGCGGGTGTGGTGGTTGCTGCTTTCCCGTTGCTGAAAAAGAAAACGCCAGACTGTTAGCCGGGTATCAGTTAGCGGGAGAAATTTTTAAATACTTCACAATTCAGGCGGTTGACTGTTGTCTGGTTTGCGGGGAGTTTGTTAAAAGAAACTGGCATGGTGAATCCCCCTGTGCGGAGGGGCAATCAGCGAGTAGGTATATGGGATAATCGCGGATTCAGGTGCTGGTACTGAATTCACCGGGAGGCACCCGGCACCATGCAATGGCACATAGCGCCACTCTCCAGCCCCTCTCCGGAGGGGCTGTTTATATTGATTTTGTCAGATGTGAGTAAACTCCTTATGGACTTTGTTGTTTTAGCCCATAAGGACATATTTGCAGAGTGCAACGGTTATTAAAGCATTCATTCAATACGTTATCTGTATTTGTAGGGCATTCCTGGCTGTTTTTGATTAAATTCCAGAATGTTTTATTGAATGGTACTACGTTGTAAATGGTTACAGGCAGCACTTTGTTATTGAGCATGATGCCTGTGTGAGTCAGTGTAAATATACTTTCAGGAGGTAAGAAAGCATCCGATTGATACCAGATTATTAATTTTATTTTACTCCATATGACTGAAAAAGATATTCCGCATGATGGCTGGATAACTGTATCAATCACAATCCACTTCATTTAGTTTCCTTGTTTATGCCTTGCTGGTGATGTTCTGAAAAGTATAAATGATATTTTTGATTGTAAACCATAGAGCAGAATTATTTTTCTGATGTTGTTTATTGTTTATTTAAATGCAGGGTGGTTTATATCTCGTCTTGTAGTTTATCCATGCATATCTGCTTGATGATGAGGTTTTTAATTAAGGTATGGTTTTGTGTTTTTTCTGTATTACATGTCAGGTATTTTAAAGAATCATTTTTCAGATGGTGGAAAGAACCATGGCATTTAAACACTATGATGTTGTCAGGGCGGCGTCGCCGTCAGATCTTGCGGAAAAGCTGACACATAAACTGAAAGAGGGCTGGCAGCCGTTT